TAGAAAGTTTTGGTGATGAAATTGAATAATCCATTTGAAGAGTTAGACGCTACGTTTAACACAAAAGACAAGACAAAGGCTCTTGAGAGCAATCTAAAACAAACACGAGAAGTGAATAATCTTCCTGTGCCTCCTGCAAACGCAGAACAAGACTTAGAAGATGACTTTCAAGAAGCACGAGATATTTTGAAAAGAACTGCTGAATATAGCGAAGAAGCTATCAAAGGCATGCTTCACATTGCAAGAAACAGTGACCAGCCTAGAGCATACGAAGTAGCAGGTCAGCTTATCAAAGCGTTACAAGATAATGCAAATGCTATGATGGACGTACAAGACAAAGCAAAGAAAGTCAAAGGCGAAGAAGTCAAAGCTAAAAACAATGCAGTAACAAATAATAATTTGTTTGTTGGCAGTACAAAAGATTTGCTACGAGCATTAAAAGATGAGCAAGTAATAGAGCATGAGTGAAGAAACTTCCTATCACGGAAATCCTAACTTAAAATCTATTGGACATAAACACGATTTTACTCAAGAACAAATCAAAGAGTATCTAAAGTGTCAATCAGATCCAATTTATTTTATTGAGAACTATTGTCATATTGTGACACTAGATAATGGTCTACAACTATTTAAACTGTATGATTGTCAGAAGAAAAAAGTTGAAATCATAGTCAACGAACGAAAAGTTATTCTGATGGAAGGCAGACAGCAAGGTAAGACTGTTACTGCTGCTGCTTGTATTCTTCACTACACGATATTTAATGCTGATAAAACTGTTGCTATCATGGCAAACAAAACAGCATCAGCAAGAGAAGTACTTCTTCGTTATCAAACTATGTATGAAAACTTGCCTATATGGATGCAGCAAGGCGTAAAGACATGGAACAAAGGTGACGTTGAGTTAGAGAATAACTGTAGAGTATTTACAGCAGCGACAACGACATCTGGTATTCGTGGTAAGTCTGTAAACTGGCTATACATTGACGAAGCGGCAATTATTCCAAACAATGTTGCTGACGAGTTCTTCGCATCTGTATATCCTACAATTTCTGCTGGTGAAACTACAAAGATTTTGCTCACTTCTACTCCTCTTGGTTATAATCACTTCTGGAAGTTCTGGAATGAAGCAGAGAAAGGCACGAATGGATTCGTTAGTCACTTTATTCCTTATACTGATATTCCAGGCAGAGATGAGGCATGGGCAGAACAGCAGTTAAAACTTCTTGGCGAACTCAAGTTCACACAGGAAGTATTGTGTGACTTCTTAGGGTCATCGAACACACTTATCAACGCTAGAACTATCGCAACACTTAGTTCTAAAGATCCTTTATATGAGAATCCTGAAGGAAACGGTGTTGATATATATGAAGATCCACAAGAAGATCATTATTATTGTATTACAGTAGACACTGCTAGAGGTATAGGCGGTGACTATTCAGCATTTGTTGTTTTTGATATTACAGAAATGCCTTACAAGGTAGTAGCTAAGTATCGAAATAACAAAATTGCCCCTATGCTATATCCAAATGTTATAGCAAAAGTTGGGCAAGATTATAATAACGCTTTTGTTCTTATCGAGAACAATGATATAGGCGGTCAAGTAGTAGAGATATTACACGAAGAAATAGAATACGATAATATCTTTAGTACAGTGACAGAAAAATCTAGACAGTATGTATCGCCAGGCTTTGGTAAGTCTACAAGACTCGGCGTTAATACATCTAAACAAGTAAAGAGACAAGGTTGTTTCAACTTCAAGTCTCTTATGGAAGAAAAGAAACTCTTAGTTTTTGATGCTGATATTATCAGTGAAATATCTACATTTGTTGAAAAGGGAAACACTTATCAAGCGGATGAAGGATACAATGACGACTGTGTTATGTGTATGGTTCTCTTTGGTTGGCTATCTACGATGCCATTTTTCAAAGAATTGGTAGATGTTAATACCAGAGAAGGACTTTACAAACAAGAAATGCAGAGTATTACACAGAATCTTACTCCTTTTGTAATGAGAAAGAGCAATGAAGAGCCTGAAGCATGGGTAGCAGGCGGAGATTACTGGTTAATGGATGATGAGTATAGCAAAAGATTGAAAGAGTCTAAGTTCAAATATTAAAAGTTATAAATAATCAGAGAAAACATAACAATATTGTTGTCTGATTGTTTAACGAGGAGAATAAATATGGCTTTTCAGCTATCACCTGGAGTCCAGGTAACAGAGAGAGACCTCACTTCAGTAGTTCCTGCCGTTGGTACCTCAATTGGTGGCACTGCAGGAATATTTCAGTGGGGGCCGGCCGAAGAAGTTACTACTATCAGTTCTGAGAATGAACTAGCAAAACGATTTGGCAAACCATCCACTACCGGTACTGACTACAGAACTTGGCTCGCAGCAGCTTCTTTCTTAGCGTACACTAGCACATTGAAAGTAGTAAGAGCAATCAATGACGCCTCGCTAAATGCAACGGCGGGTGTTGATGGTGCTGCTGCTACTGGCACACTTATCAAGAATGACATTGACCACGATCAGAACTACAGTTCAGGTGGCGAAGGCAACGGCATGTGGGCTGCTAAGTGGCCAGGCGCTATTGGCAACTCACTAAAAGTTTCTTTTGCAGATGCATCTGATTATACTTCTTGGACATATAAAGATCAGTTTGATTATGCTCCAAGTGCATCGTCTTACGTATCAACAGCAGGCGGAAGTGTAGACGAACTTCACATCATCGTAATCGATGAAGAAGGTTTGTTCTCTGGAATTCCTGGAACAATTCTAGAAAAATTTGCTGGTGTATCTAAAGCATCTGATGCCAAGGATTCGGTTGGTCGTACAAACTTCTATAAGAATGTAATCAATCAAAGATCCGAGTACATCTGGTGGACAGATCATCCAAATGCTGCAAACAACTGGGGCTCTTTAGCAGCAGGCACAACATTTGATAGCAATCATACTAGTGACGAAGCTACTGTTTCTCTAGCAGCTGGTGCAGATGGCACTATTACTGACGGTGACAAAGAAAGAGCGTTTATCTTATTTGCAAATGACGAACTAGTAGATGTTAATCTCATTTTTGTTGGTGATGCGTCTATTCATATTGGTAACTATGTAATTGAAAACATTGCAGAAGAACGCAAAGACTGCATGGTATTCGTTTCACCACAAGAGGATTCAGTAGTAGACAACTCTGGCTCTGAAGCTACTGCGATTGTTGCTGATGTTGCTCAATATACTACTAGAAGTTCTTTTGCAGTAATGGATTCAGGCTACAAGTACATGTATAATAGATACACAGATCAGTTCGTATTCGTTCCTTGTAACGGCGACACTGCTGGTGTTTGTGCGAATACTGATACTATTGCTGATCCTTGGTTCTCTCCTGCAGGGTTGAATCGTGGTGCAATCAAGAATGCAGTAAGACTTGCTTATTCACCTAACAAGTCAGATCGTGATACTCTTTACAAAGCAGGCGTTAACCCAATCGTTGGTTTCCCTGGTTCAGGTATCGTATTGTACGGTGACAAAACTCTTCTTGAGAAGCCAAGCGCATTCGATAGAATTAATGTTCGCAGATTGTTTATTGTTCTTGAAAAAGCTATTGCAACCGCAGCTAAGTTCCAACTCTTTGAGTTCAACGATGCGTTTACACGAGCACAATTTAAGAACCTAGTTGAGCCATTCTTGCGTGATGTTCAAGGCCGCAGAGGTATTTACGACTTCCGTGTTGTTTGTGATGGTACAAACAATGACAGTCAAGTTGTTGATTCAAATCAATTTGTAGCCGATATCTTCATTCAGCCTGCGAAGTCAATCAACTTCATTCAACTCAACTTCATCGCTACTAGAACTGGTATTGCGTTTGAAGAAGTTGGTGCTTAGGCTTATAAATAAAAGTAAACAGGAGAATTAAATGAACATTACAGAGTTTAAAGCTCGCCTAGGTGCCGGAGGAGCAAGACCTAATCAGTTTAGAGTCTTGCTAGGCTTCCCAAGCTACGTAACAGGCGTTGATACTTCAAACAGTATTTTGGTGACCGGAGCAGCAGTTCCGGCATCAACTGTTAACCCAGCGATCATTCAGTACAGAGGTCGTGAAGTTAAGTTGGCAGGCGAAAGGATTTTTGATCCTTGGACAATCACTATTGTCAACGACAGTCAGCAGTCACTCCGTCGTCCATTCGAACAATGGATGGAAGGTATGAATTCATCTGCTGAAAATACTGGCATCTTGAACCCTGCTGATTATCAAGCAGACATTACTGTTCAGCACTTAGACAGAAACGATGACGTTTTGCGGGGCGGTACTTATGTACTACGCAATGCATTCCCAATCCAGATGTCTGAGATTGCACTACAGTACGCACAGAACGATATTATTGAAGAATTTACAGTGACATTCCAGTACCAAAACTACGACAACTTTTAGTCGTAGGATTGAATAAGGATTTAATTTAGAATGAATATATTTGGGTTTAACATCACTCGGGAGCAGCCGCCTAAGACTGAAAAGTCTTTCGTGGCTCCTTCTGATGAAGGTGGTGTAGAAAGCATACGAGCAGGTGGGTATTACGGTACCTACCTTGATCTCGAAGGCGTTGCTAATAATGAAGCAGAACTCATCAAGCGATACAGAGATATTTCTCTTATGGCTGATGTGGATACTGCTATTCAAGATATTATTGATGATGCTATTGCTAATTTAGATGACGAAGATCCTGTGACACTAGACACAGATAGATTGAAAGTCTCTGATGCAGTAAAAAAACAAATACAAGATGAGTTTGAAAACATTGTTGAGTTACTAGATTTTAAAAATAGGTCACAAGACTATTTTAGAAGATGGTACATTGACGGAAGACTATACTTCCATAAAGTTATCGACACTGAAAGTCCTAGAAAGGGTATCAGAGACATTCGATACATTGACCCACGTAAGATTACAAAGGTCAAAGAAGTACACAAAGAAAAAAATGAGCAAGGCGTACAGTTCATTAAGAGTGTAGAAGAATTTTTCATCTTTAATGAAAAAGGCCTCTCACAGAAAGCAGCACAATACAAAGCACCTGCTAATGATAACGCACTAAAGATTACTAAAGATGCTATCACATTTGTTCCTTCTGGTCTAGTTGACCAAGACAAAAACATAGCACTTTCTTATTTGCACAAGGCTATACGCCCTGCAAATCAACTTAGAATGATGGAGAATGCCGTAGTCATTTATAGGATTACGAGAGCTCCTGAAAGAAGAATATTTTATGTTGATGTAGGTAATCTGCCCACCAACAAAGCAGAGCAGTACCTCAAAGATATCATGGATCGTTATCGTAACAAGTTAGTATATGACGCTAACAGTGGCGAGATTCGTGATGACAAAAAGTTTATGTCTATGCTCGAAGATTTCTGGCTTCCAAGAAGAGAAGGCAGCAGTGGTACTTCCATTGATACTTTGCCAGCAGGACAAAATTTGGGACAAATCGAAGACGTAGAATACTTCCAAAAGAAGTTGTATCAGTCTTTGAATGTTCCTGTTTCTAGATTACAGCAGCAAGCAGGTCTAAACTTTGGACGTTCTGCTGAAATCAATAGAGACGAATTAAAGTTTACTAAGTTTGTATCTAGACTCAGAAGAAAGTTTGGTGTAATGTTTGATGACTTGCTGAAGACTCAGTTAATTCTAAAAAACATTATTACTGAAGAAGATTGGACAGATATTAAAGACGATCTTCTATACAAGTTTGCACAAGATGCTTACTATACTGAGTCTAAGAATCAAGAAATACTTAGAAGTAGAGTAGAAGTTCTAAACGGAATGGCAAGT